GTATGGTGCGACCCGCCTGCAGCCCGGCAAGGTCGTGCAGGTCCTCTGCTCCGACACGACCGGCTCCGACATCACCCCGTAATCCGGCGGCGGGCTTCGGCCCGCCAGCCCTCCGCTGGAGGCTCCTATGACCGTCGAAAACCTCAAGTCGCTACCCATCACCAACCTCGATGCGATCCCGGTTATCCAGCCGACCGCAGGCGAGGGTGGCCCAGGCTATGCGCGCATCCACACCGACTGGGTCGCCTGCACCATCACAGGTGTCGCGTCGACCACGTCGACCTACCGCCTTGGCCGCATCCCGACCAACAGCAAGGTGAAGCAGGTCTTCTTCTCGCTCAAGGGCGGCGACACCAACGCCACGGCGACCCTCGCTTTCGACATCAACATGGCGTTCTCGGACAGCACCCTGGATGTCACCCAGGTGAACCTGCAGGGCACGATCCCGACCACGGCCAACACCGGCGCCGTCACGACCGTCGCGGCCTACAGCAGCCCCAACAAGCTGTTTGGCACGGTGGTCGCCGCCAACTCCGGCGTGGCCACCTACAACAAGGACGTGACCTTCAACGCCGGCGCGACCACCTATCCGTTCTCGTTCCGCGACGACGATCTGTGGGACGTGTTCGGGTTCACGAACAACCAGGGTTACGCGCAGGACCCGGGCGGCTTCTTCGACTTCCTGCTCTACGTCTCGACCGTCGCCGCCACCGCGGCCGCCGGCTTGCTGGGCATCGAAGTCATCTACGTGGTGTAACGAACATGACCACCCTCTACGTCAACCTCACGATCGGGCCACTGCGCTCCAGCGGGCAAAACGTCATCACGCTGTCGCGCGGGTCCGCCGTGACGGGGGACGTGACGGTGGCCGTGAACACCACGCAGACCAACGGCAAGGCGATGACGGGCTCGGCATTGCGCTGCGCTCTCACCGCCGCGCTGGATCATTTCAAGTCCGGTTCGGGCGAGTTCCCGGGCACGTAGGAGACGACCTATGACCACCTACTTCCTGTCGATCAACCGGGGCCAGGGGCAGAACCCGAGCAAGGTCGCGATCGCCACCAGCGCCCCGTCCGCCGACACCTACGTGCAGATCAACTCGACCGCCAACCAGACCAAGGAAGACGTGATGCTTGGCCTCAAGGCGATCGAGATGTATCTTCTGTCCAACGGCATCCCCGGGGGCCAGGCCGGCGTCGACATGCCGCCGCTGTAGGCCGCAGCCATGAGCGCCAACCCAACTCTTTGCTTCGGCGTCGCGGTCGGCACGGTGGACACCGTGGGGCTCGTCCCCATCAACGTGTCGAACATCTCAGCCTCGCTCGGCCTGATGACCACCGTGGCCAACTCGGCGTCGACTGAGGCCGCCCTGATCGTCTCCCAGGCGGTGACGCAGTCCAGCAGCTTGGTGTCCGCCCAGGGCACCCTGACCACGCTGACGGGCCTCCTCGTGGTCGGCAACACCATCACGGCGACGATGACCAACGACATCGCCGCGATCAACACGCTGGTGACCGCCGTGGTCAACGCCAACACGACCATCCAGGCGCAGGGCACGTTGGTCGTCAACAACATCGGGACGATCCAGACTGACCTCGCCAACACCACGTCGATCACCACATCGTCCAACATGATCTGCCAGGTGGACACCACGGTGGTCACCGGCTGCGCTGTCCTCAACGGCTGCCTGCTGGGCATCGTGACTTTCGCCTCGGCCAACAGCACCCTTCCGCCGTAGGAGCGCCCGATGTCAACCCGCAATTTCATCATCTCGGATGTCACGAGTGCCTCGTCCGGCAACGTCGCGGCCGCCACGGCCACCGCCACGCTCGCCGCCGACGCCAACCTGTTCTGGTATGTGACGGGCTTCGAGATTTACATGGGCGGCGCCACCGCGGCTGCAGTCGTGCTGGCCACGATCACCGGGCTGCTCGGCGGCACCATCACCGTCCCGGTGCAGGTCCAGGCCATCGCCACCGGCGGCGTAACCCAGACCGTCGTGGAGTTCATGCAACCACTCGCCGGCGCCGCGCAGAACACTGCCGTCGTGCTGACGCTGCCCAGCGGGGGCGCCGGCAACCTGAACGCCGCTGTCACCCTGCACGGGTTCAAGGGCGCCCGCACGCTCGCTTAACGGGAGGGGCACATGACCGACCTCCCATTCCAGACTTCGCTCGACATCGCGAACCGAGCCTGCCAGCACTGCGGTGTGAAGCGGATCACCTCGGCCGCGCTTTCGATCCAGGACGGCAGCCAGCAGCAGCAGGAGTTCTACTTCAACTACGACAAGCTGCGCGACGCTGAACTTCGCCGCAACACCTGGGCGTTCTCGACCAAGCTGGCCGCGCTGCGCCCGATCAACTCCGCGACCTTCCTGTTCGTGCCGAACCTGTGGTCCGCGGCAATCAGCTACGGCCCAGGCGCGATCGTGCTGGACCCGAGCGGCAACGGCGTGATCTGGCAGTCCTCGGCACTGAACAACCTGAACAACACGCCCGGCGCCAGTCTGCAGTGGGACGTGTTCTTCGGCTCGCTCTGCGTGAACCCCTTCAATCCGCCGGCTTCCTCCGGCTTCTCCACCGGCCCCGCATGGTCCGCGACGACCACCTATTCGCTCGGCGCGGTGGTAGCGGACGTGATCGGCAATCTGTGGGCCTCGCAGATCAACAACAACCTGAACAACATGCCGGGCTCGAGCATCGCGTGGGTGCAGCAGTCCGCGGTCACCGGCTCGGTGGCCCAGAACCCGCCGACCTATTTCGCTGGCGAACTGGTCTACACCACCAACAACGCGGGCTCGACCTACATCTTCGCGTCGCTCACCAACGGCAACGTTGCGGTGCCGACAACCGCCAGCGCATGGTCGAGCAGCACCACCTATGTGCGCGGCAACGTGGTCAGCTATGGCGGCTACACCTTCATGAGCATGTTCGACCTGAACATCGGCCAGACGCCGCCGCTCTACAATGGCAGCGGCCTGCCGTGGCAAGTCGGGATCACCTACGCCGCCAACGCGACGGTCATGGGCATCGACGGCATCATCTACTACTCCCTGGCCGGCAGCAACGTCGGGCACGACCCCACGACCACCACGGGCTTCTGGGGCACCTATGGCGCGCGCTCGCCCTGGGCGCCGAACTTCACCACCTCCACGGTGTCCAGCCAGTGGCAGAAGCAATACGGCACGCTGGCGCAGATCAACCTTACCTACCCGATCGGCACTGGCCCCAGCGACCAGACCACCACGCGCAACGTGTTCATGCTGCCGAACGGCTACCTGCGCAAATGCCCGCAGGACCCCAAGCGTGGCAGCGTCAGCTACCTCGGCGCGCCCAGCGGCCTACCTTACGACGACTGGGAAATCCAGGACGGCTACATCGTTTCGAGCACCTACAGCTACATCATGCTGCGGTTTATTGCGGACGTGACGCAGGTGCCGAAGATGGACCCGATGTTCTGCGAGGGCCTCGCGGCGCGCCTGGCGCTCGAGAGTGTGGAGCGGCTGACGCAGTCCGAGGGCAAGAAGGCGCAGATCGAGCGCGACTACAAACAGTTCATGGGCGAGGCGCGCACTGTCGACGGCATCGAGACCGGCGCCGTCGAGCCGCCCGAGGACGACTACATTCAGTGCAGGATTTAGGCCATGGCCAAGGCAGCGCCACTGCAGGACAACTTCCTTGGCGGGGAGTGGTCCGCCAACTTCCAGGGCCGCATCAAGCACCCGAAATACGACAGCGCGATGCAGTCGATGCTGAACTGCTTGCCAATCGAGGAGGGGGCCGCGCCGCGTCGCGCGGGGTTCCGCTTTGCGCAGTTGACGCGCCAGGGCATGCTCGGCCGCGTGATCAGCTTCGACTGGGCGCAGGCATCGCCCTACGTAATGGAATTCACGCCCGGTATCATGCGGCTGTTCTCCGGCCCCAACCTCGTGATGAACCCGGATGTCCGCAACGTGGTGTCGATCAGCACGGCGACGCCAGCGGTGATCACCATCGACAGCGCATCGCCCTGGGCCAGCTTGGATCAGGTCGCGTTCCAGTTCGTCGCACTGAGCCCGACCGCGCAATGCAATCAGTTGCAGAACCGCACCTTCTTCATCACGGTGATCAACGGCACGCAGTTCTCCATCGCCGATGACTTCGGCGTGCCGATCAATGGCGCCGCGCTCAACTGGGGGCCGGGGGTCGTCCTGCAGGTCTCGAAGGTCCTGAACTTCACCACTCCCTGGCTGGCCGCGGACATCCAGACCCTCCGGTCGGTGCAGAGCGGCACGCAGACGCTACTCCTGTCGGGCACGCAGCCCCCGTGGCAGTTGTCGGCGCTCACGAACGCCTCCACGATCCCCTCGAGCAGCCAGTTCGCCACGTTCAACTTCGTGGCGGCGCAGTTCCTCGACGGCCCCTATCTGGACCCGACCAACGGGGCTGAACTCACCGTGGTCTCCGGTGGTGGCACCGCGGTCATCAACGTGTCGGGGGTCTTCACGGCATGGTCCTCGACCGCCGCCTATGCCGCCGGGGACGTGGTCACCTATGCCGGTGCGGACTATATCGCCCTGGCCACGAACTTCGATGCGGCCCCGAATGTCAGCCCCTCGCTTTGGCAGTTGACCACCTCGGGCTCGGGGTTCAACCCGAACGTCGGAGCCCTTTCGACCGACACCGGGCGCTCCATCCGCATCTGGCAGCAGCCGCTCGACTATAGCCCCTCCGGCGGCTACACGGCCGGTCAGGTCGTGACCTACCCGATCGGTCAGCCAGCGGGCACCGCGGCCTACTACCAAGCGATCATCACGGTGCCGGCGGGCACCCAGCCGGACATCAGCCCCACCTACTGGGCGCCCGTGAGCGGCGCTGGCGTGGCCGCGTGGACCTGGGGCATCATCACCGCCGTGTCGCCGCCGAACATCGTCACCGTGACGCTGCAGTCGACGGTGCTCCTCTACCCGAGCAACCCGATCGTGCTATTCCAGATGGGCGCATTCAGCGGCACCACCGGCTACCCCACCGCGGGCTGCTACCACCAGGGGCGTCTGTGGCTGACGGGGGCCAACATCTCGAGCCAGAACCGCGTTTACGGCAGCGTATCGAACAACCTCTCCTCGTTCTCGCCGACCTCGCCGGACGGCACCGTGGCGGACAGCAACGGCATTTCGGCGAAGTTCGACAGCGGCACGGTCAACCCGATCTACTGGCTGCAGCCGGACGCTCAGGGCATCCTGTGCGGCACGCAGGAAGGTGAGTGGCTGATCCACGCCAGTCAGCTAAACGATCCGATCACGCCCACCAGCATCCAGGCGCACCGCCAGACCAAATACGGCTGCGCCAACATCGAGCCCAAGCGGACGGGCCTGACGTTGGCCGTGGTGCATCGCTACAAGCGGAAGCTGCTCGAGTTCTTCGCGGATACCTTCTCGGGCAAATACACCGCGCCGAACCTGACC